ATTATTAAAACAAAAAGGTACAGTAGCTGGTTTACGTAACTTAATAAATGTTTATGGTATTCCTGATACTATTTTAAGAATTAGTGAGTTTGGAGGTAGAGACAAAGACATTTCCACTTATGACTATTTTCAAGAAAAATATGGAAAAGTATTTAAGATAAATAGCAACTTAGATATGTCATCAGAATATTTTATATCTGAATTTGCAGCAAATCCTTTATGGGATACTCCTAACAGAAGACCAGCTAGCATACAATTTAGATTCAAAACAGACATTATTCCTTCTAGTTCAATGGAACCTTTAGGGATATTTCAACTAGATAGGGGAAACCCATTTTTACCTACATGTAGTTTATTATTGACATATACTAATTCAGGAATGAATACATCTTCTTATTCTGGTTCAATAATAGATCCTGAGTATCAATATGCTAAGTTAGATTTTATACCTAATAATTCATTCCCTAACAATAGTGCCAGTTTATATTTGCCTTTTTTTGATAATAATTGGTGGTCTGTTATGATAAATAGAAGTGGGAGTTATTTTGAAATATTTGCAGGGAATAAATTAAATTATAATGGATATGATGGAAATGAAATAGGATTTATAGCTTCATCATCTATAACACAAACAAGTCAATGGTTTAATAGTTTATGGATTTCGTTTTATAAAAGTAGATTTAATGGGAATAATTATTTTTTCCCTAGTGGATCTATTCAAGAAATAAGATATTGGTCAAAAACTGGAAGTTTAGAATCATTTAAAAATTACATCATGAATCCTAGTTCTATATCAGGTTTTTCTGATATAGAAAATAGTTTAATATTTAGGGCCCCTTTAGGAAACGAATTATATACTCATACTTCATCAGTTCATCCTAAAGTAACAGGTTCTTGGACGTCTACCTCATCTTTTGGTACTAACAGTAATTTTAGAATAGGAAATTTATCCATATTTAATGATACTGAAACTGTATTTTTAAACTCACCTATAGTTGGTTTAAGAAATAGAGTAACAGATAAAATCCAAATAATAGATCAAGAACTTCCTCAAATAAACTTGTTCTATACACAATCTGGTAATACATTATCACAATACATTAGTATTGAGCAAGAGTATTTAATTAGTGGAAGTGAAACACCAGATAATAATGCTTTAGAAGTAGCATTTTCACCTCAAAATGAAGTTGATGATGATATTATTGCTTCTTTAGGATACTTCAATATAGGAGAATATATTGGAGACCCAAGACAAATAAGTTCATCTGCTACATCTTACCCTGATTTAAACGCGCTAGCAGCTGGTTATTTCAAGAAATACTATGATAGATACGACTTATATGATTATATAAGATTAATTAAGTTCTTTGACAATTCTCTATTTAAAATGATTAAGGATTTTGTTCCTGCGAGAACAAATCTAAGATCAGGTGTGGTTGTAAAACAACATATTTTAGAAAGAAATAAGTATCCTCAACCTCAAATGACTTGGGAAGATGTTACTTACAGTAGTTCAATAGACACAGCTTTCTTTAGTGGTAGTACAGGTGGAACATTTAATGAGTTTAATGTTTTATACAATGTAAATATAACAGGAAGTATAGGAGAAGCAGGAGGAACAGTATTAGATTCTAATTTTACTAATATATTTAATAATATAATCAATGAAGGAGTATTTTTAGAAAATGGATATTTTTCTTCTAATGGAGCGTTAGTATCCAATATACAAGGTATTGGAAATTTAACATTTTCTGGTTCTTTAAGTACATTAACATTAAGTGATATATTCTTTAGAATAGTTTCTTCAACAAATGGTATAATTTATGAAAGCCCAGCTTTCAATTCATTGGCTGGGGGTTTTAGTTTTTCAACAGGTCCTATTTCTTTAATTTTTGGAGAAACTTTAAATATTGAAGGAAAAGCAATTGGAACATTTGGAGGAGCTATAAATGATATCATAGGAAGTGCTCAAATAAGTAACATTAACACTCAAACCTGGTATGAAACAGTTATAGGACCTTCAGGTTCAACTTTATACCCAAATTATGACCAACGTGAATTTTACAATGGAGAATTACCAGGAACTGTAATTGAAGCAACAAATGGAGAATTAAATGAAGCAAATGAATTTAAATATCCATCAACTTTAGAAATAAATTATGATATTGTTTTTTATAGAAGTGATATCACACCTTTAGATAGTTTTTTAAATATAAATACTTCTCCAAATCAAGGAGAAATATATTTATACTATGATACAGGAAGTTTTTTAAGTTATCAAGATGCTGGATTAACACCAGCCATAAGACCAAGATAAAATATGCCATTTGGACAAATATTTAACCAAGGAGTAAGATACATTAAAGTAAACAGATTTGATTCTGGTGGACTAGATAGATCAGATTATTTAGGACAACTAACAAATTTAACTATTACTTATGATGATTTGGGTCCTATAAACTATAATATAGTTACTACTCAAGAGCAAGATACTTATTTTGTTTATGGGATAGAGACTCAAAATCAAAGTACTTCTTCTGTAAACTATGAAGTTTTAGATTATAGATTTAGTGCATCTTGTGTAGGTCCAACAACAGCTTCTGTTCCTCCTCCTAATATTGAGAATTTTGTTACAATAACTAATTACACTGAATCATATGATTCTTTAAATTATTTTAACCCAGGTACAGGTACTTATACTTTTAATAATACTCCTAATATTCAAATAGAAGCTACTTATTCTTTTAAAGCCTCTGTTAGTACAGGTATTGTAGGTATAGAAGAAGCATATGTTGATTTTGTATTATTTGGTGGTACACATGGACCTTTTGGAAAAGCATTAGACTCAGTAGCTTTAGATGGAATAACAACATCACCAACTACATTTAATGGTTCATTTATTGTTAATCCACAAATTGTTAGTAATTTTCTTGGAACTTTTAATGATCATGTTATAGAGGGAGATTATATACAAACACGAATTCAAAATACATCCACATCACCTGGTATAATAAGTATTACAGATTTCAGATTATTTTTTACTCAATCAACTACACCAAATCCAGCCACATCCTCACTTGTAATCTTTGAACCAGAATTCATAGATTTTGAGTACAATGATTATAACGCTATATATGGTAATGCTGAAGTGCCTCAATTCTCATTCCAATTTATGGATGTGGATTACACAACAAATTTTACCAAACCTGTGAATTTTGACTTAATAATATCAGGAACAGCAGATAGAGCACCAGTACAAGATTCAAATTATACTTCTGAGGCTTGGTCTAATTTAAGATATAATGGTGTTAAAAGTGAAGCACCTGATTTTAACCAGCTAACTACAGAAGGTGGATTAGGATTTGAACCTAATGTTGAACAAAATCAAACATTCATGGCTTATTTTGATGGTGTAGGAGGTACAGGCCCTGAACTGATAGGACAAACAGCTTACAATATCAAATATTTAATAGATACCAATGGTGCTGTATCTAACCCAGAGCCAGGTGTTCCATCTTTATATAATTTAATAGATAATTTTGAACCAGGTAAAAAGGCTGTTGTAAGATTAATAGGAAATGATCCATCATTAACTGAAAATCCAAATGATAATTCTTTAACTGGTATCCATAATATAACATATGTAGGAAGAATTGCTCCAATTTTAATAACAGAAACAGGTTCAAATCCAGGAGCATATATAACTACTATGTCTTTTGACTCAGGACCAACTATTCCTGATGTATTAAATTATAGATTTAAAGCTAGTTTAAATAGTGGTGAACAACTAGTTACACCTAATAATTTTACATCTATACAATTTCCAACTACTACCCTTAATACAGCTGGTAGTAATTATAATAATACTACAAATAAATATACTTTTACCAACCCAGGAAATACATTAATTGGTAATACAAGAGTTAAATTTAGAGCTAAAATAGCAGCTAGACCTAGTGTTACTAACAATATAAATGTAATATATTATATAATTAAAAACCCAGGACCCACAGAAGAAATTTTAGCTACAGAATCAGCTACATTAGTTTTTGCTCCTAATCCTGTAGTTACTATTTTTGAAACTCCATATTTAAATTTTGAAAATAGTGATGAGGTTCAAGTATTAATTTCAAATCCAAATTCTTCAAATGCTAGAATAATGGCAGGTTCAGAATTTACTTTAATTCAAGAATATGCTCCTGAACAAGAAACTACTTCTTCATATTGGTCAATAGGAGATTATAATGCAAATCCTACCATTATAACTGCTTCAATAGGATTAACAAATTTATATAATGTAGGTTATAGACAAACTCAATCTTTCATAGTAGATACAGCTAGTATAGGAAGTTTTAATTTAATCCAAACAGACTTTGCTGATTTACAAATAGGAGATAAGATAAGATTTGAATATAATGAAAATAAACGATATAATATAGCCGGTGTTATTCCTGACGGTCCTGGTGGAAGATTATGTTTAAAATTAGATGGACAAGTTCCAACTGGCTCAGTGTTAGATCATTTTATTCTTTACAGAGTAGTTAATGATGGAACATATGTAATTTTAGATGTAGATAAACCAGTAGCAGGATATAGTTTCTCAGGTATAATTCAACCAGAATATGTATCTCAAGAACTAACTGATAATTATAACGATATAATTCAAGATCTTACTCAAAGAAATATAATATCATAATATTTATAATAAAATAAAAAGAAAATGGTTGGTATATATAAAATAACATCTCCAAGCAATAAAATTTATATAGGGCAATCATATAATATTTTTAAAAGAAAAAAAGAGTATAAAATGTTAAATTGTAAATTCCAACTTAAACTCTATAATTCTTTAAAAAAATATGGTTGGGAAAATCATATTTTTGAAGTAATAGAAGAATGTGATATAGATCAATTAAACGAAAGAGAAATATATTGGATACAATATTATAATTCTACTAAAAGTGGATTAAATATAAGAGAAGGAGGTTCAAAAGGAGCATTATCTGAGGAAACAAAACAAAAACTTAGAAAACCTAAACCTAAAGGAACTGGAGATAAAATTAGTAAAAATAGTAAAGGAATAAGTAGAAATAAAGGGAGACAACAGTCTGAGCAAGAAAAAGAAAAAAGAAGCCAGATAAAAAAAGGAATTAAATTATCTTCATCACATATAGAAAATATAAGAAAAAATAAATTAGGTAAAAATACTAAATCTATATTATGTATTAATGATCAAAAAGAATTTAGTAGTATTAAAATTGCTGCTGAATACTATAAATTAAATACAGCTAGTATAGATAATATTCTTTCTGGAAGAGCTACTTCTACTAGAAAAGATAAATTACAATTTAAATATATTAACAATTAAAACTATAAAAAATTGGGCTTTTTAAATAATACAATAGTGACAGTAGATGCTATCTTAACAAGAAAAGGTAGAGAATTACTAGCTAAAAATGACGGTTCATTCCGTATCACACAATTTGCTTTATCTGATGATGAAATTGATTATACACTTTATAACCCAAATCACCCTTCAGGTTCAGCTTATTATGGCCAAGCAATAGATGGAATGCCTTTATTAGAAGCATTTCCTGATGAAACTCAGATAATGAAGTATTTACTTACAACTTTACCAAGAGGTACTTCACGTTTACCAATCCTAGATTTAGGTTATACAAGTATTACTTTAAATCAAGGAGCATCACTTGCTATCACACCTCAAACATTAAATTATTTAGGTGGAACTCAAACATTTGAATCTTCAGGTTACACAGCAACCATTTCAGATGTTCGCTTAATGAATACTTTTAATGGTGTAGGTATTAATACAGCCCAAGCAACAGCTTTAAATACTACAACTACTCTTGGAACAAACGTGTCTAAGACAGTAATTGGTACTACCATTAACCTAACAGCTACTACTGTTAACATTTTATTCCCAGAAGGTGTAAACCAAATATCAACTACATTAACTGTAGTAGGTAGAGATAGTGGAGCTAGAGTAACAATACCTGTTAGAATTAATAAAAATACAAACTGCTAAAATAATATAAAATGGCTTTTAAAAGATTAGATACTGAAGATTTTATTGTAAGTGCTGATTCAATTACAGCACCTGCTTGGAGTGGATACGCCCCAACACTAACTAATATGTATACCTCTTCAGTTCAAGTAAATGGAAATAGTGGTAACTATTATTTAAATGTTTACCAATATGACCCAGCTGGAGTAAGTGCTTCATTAAGTGAAATTCAATTTAACGTCACTTACGGTAACCAGTATGGTTCAGGATCATTATTATATAACGCAGGTATAGATGGATTATCACCAACAAGAACAATTTATGGGCAATTCCGTAATTTAATTTATGGTGATGAAAATGCTACATTCATTTTTAATGATCAAGTTCAATCTGATTTTTATGCTTTAACAATTGATAGAGCAAGATTTAAACAATCATTATTCCCTGGTAGTTTAAATTTAACATTATACTCAGGTTCAGAAGCTATCACTTTAACAGATAATAGTAATGATGTTTCAATAGTATCTTACTTAGACTGTGGAAGAGTATTTCAGATTGTAACTGGTAGTAATGGTTCAGCTGTTACAACAGGTGTTCAAACTGGAGGCGGAGTAGCCGCAGGTATGACTATTTCTGGTTCATATGGATTATTTTTACCAGACATTGGAACTATTATTTTAAACGCAGCTGCTTTAGACTTACCATTTGTTAGTGGAGGTATTGATTTAGGAACTCAAAGAATATCAAATTCTAGTGTTGCTAACCCAATTAGATTATTTTCAACTTCTTCAAATAGAGGATTAGTATCAGGTTCAAATGCTATTGGTTCATTTACTTTAAATAGCCAAGAAACAATAACATCAGATTTTGTGTTTGTGAGAGCAAGAAACGGAGAGTTTAATTACTCTGAAAATCCAAGTTTCATTTCAGGTTCTACAGGTACAATTTTATATGATGCGTTTATACAAAATCCACAAACATATATCACTACTGTAGGTTTATATAATGACAACAATGAATTATTAGGTGTTGCTAAATTATCTAAACCACTTAAAAAAGATTTTACGAAGGAGGCACTTATAAGAGTGAAGTTGGATTTTTGAGTAAGAGGATTTCAATTAATAAGAATATGGGAAAGTGATATTTATAAACAACCAAACATTCTTATAGACAAAATAAAGAATCTAATTTAATGAGTGCTTTCAAATCATTAACATCACAAGATGTCATAATTACACCCTTTGTTGTTAACAAAAGTTTTTCTTTTGTAGGGAGCGCTTCTTTAAGAGATGATAACGTATTCATTGAAAGACTTATAGGTAAAAACATTACTGGGTCTTTTGAGATAACAACTGAACCCACTACAGGTACAACTGCCTCAAGTGGGTTTTCGTCTTCTTATTTTCAAAGAGATATTTACAATAGTGTTAAACAACTTTATTATAGTAATGAATTACCAAATCCTGAAGGAACTTATATAGTTACAGATTTAAATGGTAATATAGTTGAAAGTAATTTAACTACTAATGTTCATAGTCGATTTGATAACTATCTTCAAACAACATTACAAAGTGGTTCTAGACATCAATTCCCAACAGGATCAGGAGCTGAAGTAGATGTTTTATCTATCCCTTCAAAACTATTTGGGGACTATATAAACCCAAATACATTTACTTTAAGATTTAGATATTTACCTTCTGCTAGCGCCGTTGACGCTAACTTAAATTACTCAGTTTGGGATAAAGGTACTTTTAATAATAATCCTTTATTAAATGGAAGTGGGAGTATTCCTCTTCAATGGAATGTAACAAATGATGAATTAGGATGGTTCACTGATGAAGGAGCTTTATTTATACCTCAAGCAGGATATACTGAACCATATGATATATTCATTTCAGCATCATTTGCCCCTCAAATAAATTCATATTATGTTTCTAGTAGTTATGTTTTATCAGGATATGTAACAGAGGTAACTGCCAGTAATATTACTTTATCATTAGCTGTTGATAATGGAAGTGGTTACACAATCATCACTTCAGCTAGTGTAACTTTGAACCCAACTGCCTCAACATCTATTTATTTAGAGGCACAAGAATTAACATACAGTGGTTCAAATATTGTCTTAATACCACAATTTGATGCCGCTGATCCTTCAACTGCTACTGTGATAGCAGATTTAACATATACTGTTTTAGCAAATGAATTAGGATTCATAACTCTAAAAGATGATGGAGAAGGAAATTTATATGATACTTTTGATGGTTCATATGAAGGTATAATTTCTTATCCTCATGGCATAGCAGTTATAACAAACCCTTCATTGACAAACTTTTGGACTATAACTGATGATGTAGATGTTAGTTTCCAAAGTTCAAGAACAATATATGAGACTCAATATAAATGTACTATTAGAGAAAATGAATTTAACTATTCTTTAAACCCAAGTTTAATTTCTAGTAGTAATTTTACCAACCCATTAATATCAACTTGTAGTGTAGATATAAGAGGCCAAGTATATGATTTTGTGACAGGTTCATTCTTTGCTCCATATGTCACAACAGTAGGTTTATATAATGAAGCACAAGAACTATTAGCAGTAGCAAAATTATCTCAGCCACTACCAACAAGTAGAACAACTGATATGTCAATATTAATAAATTTAGATAGATAAAATTATGAAAAAATCTGAATTAAAACAACTTATTAAAGAGGAAATTGAAAAAGTATTAAATGAAGGTACTATAACAGGAGTTTTAGATAAAATTGAATTTAATGATTCTCTAACTTATTATGTTAACACAAATATAGGTGATTTATATGTTAGTAATAAATTAATAGATGAATTAGGTGAAGATAAAATTAATAGTTTAATTGGGAAAGTGGGGAAATGGGAATATATTGTTTGGGATCATACTCAAAACAAACCCCAAGCTAAATATAGAATTAATAAATATATAGGACATGAATAACTGGTTATACGAAAATAAAGTTATAGATAAAATTGAAGATTTTCCTGAAGGATGTTTTGGATTTGTTTATAAAATAGTAAATAAAGACACAGACCAATTTTATATTGGTAAAAAATTCTTATCACATAAGAAAACTAAAAAACTAGGTAAAAAAGCATTAGCCGCCCAAACAGGACCTGGCCGTAAAAAACTTAAAGAAGTTACATATACTGAGTCAGACTGGAAAACATATTGGGGTAGTTGCAAACCATTATTAGAGGATGTTAAAACATTAGGTGAAGATAAGTTTATAAGAGTAATATTAGAATTAGCTTACAACTCAAAACATCTTTCATATCTAGAGGCAAAATACCAGTTCATAACAGGTTGTTTAGAAGTAGATTACAGTTATAACGATAATATACAAGGTAGATATTTTAAAAAAGATTTGGCCTCTCAGTCTTAATTTTATATACTGAGAATATGGTAAATCAATCAACTAATATTTATTATTTACATAAAGGAGATGATATTCCATTTTATGTTGATAAAAAACCATAAGAAAAGATAAAAATAGTTTATAAAACAGCTTATGGATACAAATGGAAATATAAATAAAGAGTTAATACTAAATATCTTAAATAGAGCATTAGGACCTTATAAAAAAACATCTAAGGGAAATTACTCCTTTAAATGCCCTAATGGGTGTAATCATACAAAAAATAAACTTGAAATTAATATAAATACACACCAATATCAATGTTGGGTATGTGGGGGTCAAAAAGGTGGAATTAAGGGTAGCAATTTAATTAAATTACTACAAAAAAAAGAAAATAATAAAAATTTAATAGATGAATTAAAACCTTTAATAAAAACAAATAAATACTCTGGTAAATTAGAAATAACAGAGGTAATAAAAAAAGTAGAATTACCTGAAGAATTTATTTCATTAGCTAAACCAGATAATAGCATTGAGTATAAGCACGCTATCAGCTATTTAAAACGCAGGCAAATTACTCTTGACGACATTATCAAGTATAATATAGGTTATTGTGTTAGCGGGAAGTTTTCCAACTGTATTATTGTTCCCTCTTATGATGAATATGGTTCTCTAAATTATTTTACAGCTCGTAACTTTGATAAAAATTCATCAATCAAATATAAAAATCCAGATGTATCCAGAGATATAATTCCATTTGAACTGTTTATAAATTGGAAATTACCTATTATATTATGTGAGGGTCCATTTGATGCTTTAGCTATTAAACGTAATGTTATTCCACTATTAGGTAAAACAATACAAAAAAGTTTAAAAAAGAAACTAGTAAAATCCGAGGTACAAAAAATATATATTGCGTTAGATAAAGACGCTATAAAACAAGCTTTATCATTTTGTGAAGAACTGTTAAATGAAGGTAAAGAAGTTTATCTTGTTGAAATGGAAGATAAAGACCCAAGTGATATGGGATTTGAAAACTTCACAAAACTAATACAAACCACTCAACCATTGACATTTATGGATTTGTTTGAGAAAAAATTAATGACAATATGAGCCAAATTAAACAGTCATATGATCGTATTTTAGAAATATCAGATGACCATAAGCAAATCACATTACCAGACTCTAGATATTATAGACGAAATGGTAATTTTTA